GTATTCAGCTTGTTTTGTATGTCTCTTACATGGTCTTGGTTTAATGCAACCTGACCTGCAAGTTCTTTTTGTGAATCAGTCATATCCTCGATGATGTATTCTTCTCCATCAAGATTCAAGACTGGCTTTTCTTTTTTGTCTTTAGCCATTATTGACTCCTTGTTAGTTAATTATTTATTCTGGCAATTCAGCTTTTTGTTTGTCTGACCATGCTTTTTTAACTGCATCAGTCCATACCGTATTCGCTAAATCTTTCAACTCATCAGATTGGCTACTTATGTCATCGGATGGTGTTAAAGCTATATTATGAATTGAAAAACTAAGTTCCTTACCATCTTCAACAATCGTTGTTTTTTCAATAATATTAATATGCTTAAACTCACCCAAAACCTTGTAGTCTGTTGTTAGTTTTTTTTCTAAAGCCATGTTATATCCTTATTTAATTAAACTTTGTAAAATCCACGGAATGTTATAAAATCCCCATTATCCCAAGCAAAGGGAGCGGCTTCATCAACTCTTGTATTAGCTACATCCGTTTGGTAAAAATAAATCCTATCGGTTATCCAATAACCAACTATTGAATATCGAGCAGTATCCAGATTATAAGCTTGACCAACTCCAATATTATGTTGATTACTTATTGATGGAGTTTCTGGTAAACCTCTTAGTGTCAAATGGGTTCCACTTGCTATTGTTTCACCACCATCGAATACATAACTAAACTCAAACCACACCATCCTGCCTATTTTTGTATAAGTTGCAACTGTTGTTCCATCTTGATTGGATAAATCTGTTGAATCAACTGCTAACACAGGAGTCCATGTACCTTCTTGATAGTCGTCTAATACATTTGCTCCACCACTTGCGTCTTGAGTTGCTGGAAATGATACACCAGAACAATGAACATGAGCACCACCATCTGAACCTGCATAAACATTCAATATAGATGCATTACCAAGTGTTACTGAGTTATTTCCTACTCCTGTTGTTTCGTAACCTAATACTATTTGATTTTGACCGCTTGCAGCACTTGTAACTGCTCCATAACCGAGTAAAACATTCTGTGTTCCTGTGGTAAGGCTGTGTGCTGAAGCTCTACCTAAAGCAGTATTGTAATCGCCCGTTGTTAATGCACTCATTGAATTTTGACCAACAGCAGTATTGTAACTTGCACCGTCCAGAGCGTCATCCATTACATAGTTTCCAATACCTACATTATAACTTGATGCTGTATCAGCCCATGTACCACCACCAGAATCAACTCCAATAAATATATTCTCGGTGCTACCTAATGAATTATTACCAGCATTGGTATCATCCATTGCACCATAGCCGATAGCCATATTGTATCCACCAGTCGTATGAACTAAACCTGCGTTGTGACCAATAAAAGTTGAGTATCCGCCTGTTGTGATAGAAGAGCCACTTTGATATCCTACCGCCACATTCCCAACAGCAGATACACATAATTTAAGAGCATCTTTCCCAATGGCTACTGTACCATTAATATTGGTACTTGTAGTGCTTGAATTTCCTTTCAAGGCTTCATATCCAATGGCAACGCAATCAGCAACGGCAGTTGCCGCTTTAGTATCGGTCATAGCATTAAAGCCAATAGCCACATTCCTTAAAGCAGTAGTGGCTGTAAGAATAGCATTTGAACCAAGTCCGATATTATGGGTGCCAGTAGTCATTCCACCAAGACAATTAGCACCAACAGCGGTATTATGTGCAGAGCCATCTGTTCCTGTTTGTGATGTCAATGCCGCATATCCAATAGCCGTACTGTAATCTCCTTCAACTTCTGCATAAAGAGCTCGGTATCCTAATGCTGTATTTTGTTGCCCAGATGTTAAATCTTTAAGAGCTTGGTATCCAACTCCAGTTGTTCCAGACGCATCAGAAGTTAAAGCCCCATTTAAAGTTTGTTTTCCAATAGCAACGCAATTATCAATATTTTGAGTGCCAATATTTCCATGAAGAGATTGATAACCTACGGCTGTATTTCCATCTGCTAATGTACTAATCAAATCCATAGACTGATAACCAACTGCCGTATTGTGGTCAGCGCTTGTCATGTCGTTACCTGCATCTTCTCCAATTAATACGTTGTGAGTACCACCAGATAAACCAGCTAAACCAGCATTTTTTCCAAATATTGTATTGGATGTACCACTATCATTATTAGATAGTGAGATTCGGGAGTTGGTATCAAGTTTAAACCTTGTTCCACTTGCAACAACAAATTCAACAGTAGTTTCAGAAGTAACTCCCATTGCTCCACTACTATGTTGGTAATTAACATTTGCTACATTACGAGTAGCATCAGACCACATTAGATAAGAACCAGTATCACTTATCATATTGATGTTACAATGGTCTCCATTCTCTTCAATTACTAATAGGTCATCATCGTGTGAATCTGAGTTTGTTACAGCACTCTTTCTGATGTGCAAAAGGTTGTATGGGTCACTCGTACCAATCCCGACATTGCCTGATGAATCAATGGTCATTCTTGCATTTGCCACGGCAAGGTGGTCAGTACCCGTACCAGCACTTTGAGTGTAAAAATGTAAATTTGACGGCTTGGCAGTATTGTTACTTGATGTCCAAGAATCTCCTGCTGTAGCAGTAATCATTGCTCCAACTTTATTATTACCTTCAGTAGCATCTCTTGCTCCAGCGAACTCTATATAACCAAGCCGTTCGCCATCTTGCATAATAGTTCCATCAAATGATGTTAGTCTTATATTTCCACCTTGAGTTGTACTGGCAGATGTAGTATTTGTTATTTCAATTTGACTTGCTGGAGAACTCGTACCAATTCCGACATTGCCTCCATTAAAATAAGAATCACCTTCAGTATCAATGTTAACTTTAGTAGCACCATCGCTATCAGTTATATACATAGCACCATCGCCACCAACAGTATTAAAAACAGCTATAGCACTTCCACCAAGAGTAAATTTTACTTCACCAGCTACAGTTAAAGCATGGCTTGGAGCTTTTGAGCCAATTCCGACAT